CGATGAACCCCCAACCCAATCGCCTTAGCGGCTAATTCCAAAAGTTTACGGTCAGTCATACACCACCCCCAATCTTTGCAATCACAGCACCTAGGTCTGGACCTTCCCACGCCCCCAGCTTGCCGGAACGATCCTTAGCCAGCCAAAGCCCGTCGCTATCGCACATCAGTGCGCGTTGCGTGCCGCCCTCTGCATCGCGCTCAACTCGCAACGCCAGCACTTCGTCAAAGAAGTAGGGCAGCGCCTGGCCTGTTTTGTTGCCCGGCATGCTTGGTGAGTAAAGGACACGGCCCATCTCGTCTTGGGTCTTTTCCAGCTTGGCACTCATGTAGACGTGGCGCCCAGGCAGATCACGGAATGCGCGGATGACATCAGCCATCTGCTCTTGCATACTCCCGTAAGCTGCGCGGGGATCCTTGTTCGTCTTCTTCTCGTGGTTCAGCACGACTTCTGCAATCTCGCTGATTGAATCAATAACCACAGACTGGAATGCCTTTGCTTCATTTGACTTTGTAAGCCATTCATAGGCTTCTCTGAGGGCATCCATTGAGTTAATCTCAATAAAAGGCACGTCGGCCCCGGCGATAGACAACAAACCGCCCTCGGCGCTTAAGACTACGGGGTTGGGCAGGGTAGGAATGAGCGAGGTCTTGCCTGCGCCAGCAGCGCCGTAGACCAAAAGCTTGACCCCGGAAGCAGCCAATTGGCCGGTGGTTTTGAGATTGATTGCCATGAGTTACTTTCTATAATTAAGTTTTTTGTTCACTGTGCCGTAGCCGCTGCCGTAGCCGCTGCCGCTGCCGCCGCCGTAGCCGTAGCCGCTGCCGCTAACGCCGCCGTAACCGCTGCCGCTGCCGCCGCCGTAGCCGTAACCGTAGCCGTCGCCGTAGCCGTAACCGTAACCGTCGCCGCTGCCGTAGCCGCTGCCGTAACCGTAACCGTAACCGTAGCCTACCGGTCGAAACATCACAGGCCCCAATCGTCGGCAACTGGCACACAAAACACCTCTGCCGCTTCTGATTCGGGAATGTAGTCAATGCCGTTAATGTTGATTTTGCTCATGTTAATTTCCTTAAAAAGGCGCCGGTGGCGCAGGTGGTAGGGGTTCCTGGCGGAACGGGGTAGCGGGGGGCCTTGGCAAGGCCTCCCCCTTGTAGGTGGGGAAGGGCCAGTTTTTCAGAATGCCACCTCGCTGATCATGCAATCGGTGTAGGTAAAGGCCAGATCTAGAGCCTCGTCCATTGTCTCAACCGTGCCAAGCAATGAATACTTGCTGGGGTAGTCTGACGACCAGACCGTGAAGTAAGCTCCGGTCTTAGATGCCCACACTTTGTAAAAGCCGTCTTGATGAATCAGTTCCATGTCTATCTCCGTTTAGCTGCACCTTCAGGGGATCTGTTCGTGCAGTGTTGACACTATAGCTCAGTCGGTCGTATGATGTCAACACCACAACACAACATTTTTAACAACATGCTTACACTAGAACAGATCCGCGCGCAGCTCCAAGATCGACGGCTTACGGTCATCGCAGAGCGGACGGGCCTGCATCCCAACACTCTGAGAGACATTCGGAACAATGCTGACTGCAATCCGTCGCATAGAGTGCTGGCGGCCTTGAGTGAGTACATCAGCAGCAGTGCCCAAGCGGTTCTGCGCCATGGCTGACCTCTCCAAAATCTTGGGTGGCCCCTGGTCGCCCCCAGTGAGCCCTGTGCCTGCGGCACCGGAAGTGCAATTTGCCGAAGCCATTCGGCGCTCTGGCTTAGATGTACCGCCAGAAATTATTCTTGATGGAAAGCTGCGGCGATTCAGATCCACCGAGTCAAAGAAATTTGATCGCTCAGGCTGGTACGTAGGCCATGCAGATGGCATTCCGTGCATCACGTTTGGCTGCTGGCGTGAAGACATCACTCAGACAGTCAAAGCTGACATGGGCGGCAAGAAGTGGACACCAGCAGAAGAAATGGCCCACATTGCTCGAGTTGCAGCCGCCAAAAAACAGCGAGATGCTGAGATAGAGCGGGATCGTTCAGTCGCGGCCAGCACAGTTGAAACGATTTGGTCTGGTGGCGTACAAGCTAGTCCAGAGCATCCATACTTGAAGCGGAAAGGCATCGAGGCCAACGGCGCTAGGGTCACAGGTGACGGGCGCTTGATGTTGCCTTTGTTCTCACCCGATGGCGAGCTTTCAAGCCTTCAGTACATTGATGAAGCCGGCGGTAAGCTATATCACGCCGGAGGCCAGACCGGCGGCATGTATTGGATGCTAGGCACACTAGACCAGCCTGGCGTGTTGTACATCGCAGAGGGTTTCGCCACAGCCGCGACGATCCACCAAGCCACAAACAGGCCTTGCATCGTCGCTTACAGCGCCGGTAATCTCGTGCCAGTCACTGGCTCGCTTCGTGAGCAGATGCCAGCTCAAGAAATGGTGATTGTTGCTGACAACGACCAAAGCGGCATCGGCCAGCGTTACGCAGAGCAGGCCAGCGCAAAGCATGGTGCGCGTATGATTCTGATCCCGACTCCGGGTGACGCAAACGACTACGCTCAAGCGGGAGCAGATCTTCTCATGCTGTTAGTACCGCCCAAAAGCGACATCATCACAAAGCTAAAAGCCGTCTTCGGCGACGAGCTGGGCACTGAGTACGAAGCGCCTGATGAGTTGATTGAGGGCTTGCTGGTGATGGGAAGCTTGACCGTCACCTACGGAGACAGCAACAGCGGAAAAACATTCTGGGCTCTGGCAATGGCAGCCCACATTGCAATGGGCCGCGACTTCTGCGGCAGGAAAGTGGATCCCGGCCTGGTGGTCTATCTGGCCAGCGAGGCCCCAGGATCCATTCGCTCTCGAATGCAAGCAATGAAACGTTACTACGATCACGATCTATCAGATCTTGTAATGGTTCCTTTGCCGATGAACTTTTACGAAGGCGACGAAGACGCAAACGATGTGATTGATCTAGTCCAAGCAGTCTCAGAACTCAAGGGCAAGCCAGTTCGTCTGATTGTTGGCGACACTCTGGCCCGAATGAGTGCCGGCGCAAACGAAAACAGCGGCGAAGACATGGGCCCCGTCATGGCCCGGTTTGATCGAGTAGCCCAGTCCACCAAAGCCGCGCTCCACATCATCCACCACAACGGCAAAGATCAAGCCAAAGGTGCACGCGGCTGGTCAGGCATCCGCGCCCACATCGACACCGAAATCGAGGTAGCAGAGAAGGACGGCATCCGATCAGCTTCCGTCACCAAACAACGCGAACTGCCCGGCAAAGGCGAAGCCATATATTTCCGACTCGAAGTTATTGAGATGGGAACCACAAAATTCGGCAAGCCAGCCACCACGTGCGTTGCGGTACATGACGAGCAAGCCGCTGATACAGCCTCAATAAAAGACTCAGAATTTGTTGCAGCGCGCAAAAGATTTGAGCGTGCTTGGTGCAAATCACACTGCGAAACCCATATCGGCCAGCCCTACTTGTCACGGTCGGCACTCCTAGATTTCTTGATAAGCAACGACGGATTCAAGCAATCAAAAGCCGAATCCATGTGCAAGCCAGATGGCCAAATGATCGGGCCGCTCTTAAGCGCAGACATGATAAAAACCGCTCAACATGGGTGGATTGTTGTTGATAACCTGTGGATAACTTCCTTGCAGATCTTGTCAAACAAGGGTTGAAAAATTTAACGTCTAATGGTTCTGAGTCAATCAAAATTTGTACACTACGTGAAAAACACAACACAAGAAGGATTTAAGCCTCACTTCTTGTGTAAAAAAACTTTACGTACCGTTAAACACGGACACATGTAGTGTACAATCAAATTGCAGTAGCGTTAAAGACGAACTCTGTAGAGTCATAGGAAATTTAGACTCTACTATAAGTATAAGATTAACGTAAGTTAATCTAATACTTATAGCCCCTGCGGGGGGCTATAAGTTTAGATGAACTAACAAGCAAAGGATTGAATCAATGGACTACAAAGAGACTTTGAACATGCTTGGATGGATGGCTAAGAATGCCAAGCTCAGTGGAACAGACGCACGTGTCTTGACACTGATTGCCACGGGAGCAAATTACAAGACCGGAGAATTTTCAGCTAGCTATGACGATATAGCTCAAGCCTTGCGAACCACAAAGCAGTCAGTCATGCTTGCGATCAAGAGATTGGAAAAAGCAGGAGCCATCAAGAAATTGACGGAGCCAGTCGGGCGGGCGCCAGCGAACTACAAAATTCGAAGCCTTGACGATTTGCTGCTGCTTCATGAATCAGAAGAATTCAATCTTGCTTGGAGGGACTGGAGCAAAAAACGAGATGATCTTTTCTATCAGTTTGAGCAACAAATTGAAGAAGCCTCCGTAGGCTGCGAAGAATGCACAGATGATGAACTCTGTCCCAGTCACAAGGCTAGCCGTGAAGCTCTTTTAAACAGCCCTAAGGGACGTGAAATGCGGTTGTGGGACTCAGACAACCCGGCACCAAAATCGCACGTCAAAAAGGTGGCGTTTATTGAAATGGATAAGTTGTGAACCAATCAACCAGCAAAGTTAGGAGGTACTAACATGGATGAAGAGGCAGAAAATTCCAGACAAGAAATTCGTCGGGGTGGTGGCGGGGCTCAGCCGGGGGCGGGTAGGCCAGCGTTTGTGCCGACTGATGAAGAGCGTGAGTATGTTGAGAAGTTGTCGGGGATTGGGCTGGTGCAGGAGCAGATTGCGGCGCTGATCCGGGACGGCATTCACAGCGATACGCTGCGGGACCATTTTGGTAAGGAGTTATTAGCCGGTAAAGCAAAGGCAAATGCGAAGATCGGTGGGACGCTTTATCAGAAGGCAATCAATGGAGATACTGGCTCGCTTATATGGTGGACTAAAACCCAAATGCGCTGGGCAGAAACTCAAAAGCACGAGATAGTACATACGGGTATTAGTATTACTGGTGCGCTTGAGGCGGCGAAGGCACGGCTCATTGCCGAGGACGTCATTGACGCGAAGCTCGTAGAGCCCCGGCAGCTCGAAGATGGGTCTGGGCAAGGGGAGACGTAAAAAAAGGCCCCTAGGGGCCTTTTGAGTTGATTGAATAGCGGTCGAGGATGACCCAAGCTTTGAAGACTTGGTGCTGGTCTACGTGGGGCATCGAGCCTATCTCCCGTGCCAGTGCGAGAAGGGCGGTCATTGCTTGTGTGTAAGTGGGCAGGTTGGCGTCGGCCAGCAGGCGATCAGCCTCAAGGGTCGCTTGGTTCATTTTGCGCACCTGTAAGAGTCCCCCAGGATCGTCCAGCGGTATCCGCAGCCTGTACACCCTAGGCGGCGCCGTTTAACGCCGTGGCGGGGGCTATAGCGCGTCTCAAGGACACGGGCAGGGGCTTGGCACTTTGGGCAGTATTTCATCGGTAGAACTCCCGTTCGAGCTGGTGGGCGGGGATGTTGAACTGGATCGAGGTCAGGATCAAGGCTATGCGGAAGGGGTGGCCTTGAGACAGCAGTGAACACAGATGGGCTTGGCGGGTTTGGCTCATCAGAAGTACATCCCAAGGACTAGGCCGCCGATGATGCCCAGGGCGATTGCGAAGGCTGCTTGTTTCATGTTTGCTTTCGTTGTGGGGCCGAAGCCCCTAGTGGTTAGGCTGCGCGAATCCAGCCAGCGCGCTGAATGTAGTCGGCATGATCTGCCAGCAGTTCAGCCTGTGTTTTGTACCAAGGGCCAACTTGCCGGGGCTTGCCATCGTTCGTGTCGAGGTGTTGCCAGCCTATGCCGCGAAGGTGCTGGTAAAAAACCCCTGTGGTCTGTGAGTAGCGGGTTGCTTGCATGTCTCTATCTCCTGGTTAGTTGCTGCGCTGTCTGTTAGTCATGTCGCACAGTGATGTAAATGTACCATCGTTCTAGCGTCTGGACACTAGGGGAAACACTAGTGCATTAAATTGTTGACAGCGCGCTATCGCTTTGCTATAGTTCATCCATCGCATCAAACAGCAGCAGCTGACCGATGCAAACACCAGGAGAAACGAAATGTTCGAAAAAATTAAGCACGCAGCCCTCGTAGCCATCTTCGGCGCAATCACGTTGGGTATAGCGGTTGGCATGGCAATGGCAATGAACCCAGCAACCTGGCGATAGGCATCGGGGGCGCGCAGCCCCCAGCTCGCTGCCCTACGTCGCACGATGCTGCACGATCTTCGGTCGCGGCAGGCTCGATCCTGCGCTTTTTAAATCAAGGGGGGGGTAGGGCCCTACGCAGCCGGTCAAGTTGGGGGAAGGGTTCACGAGAAATTTTTTGCAAAATTTTTATTTTTATTCTGCGTTTTATCTTTTTTATCCTGCTTTTGCGCCCTCAATCCGGGCCTTAGCGATTTGAAAATATCTTGTGTCCATCTCAATGCCGATGAATTGTCGTCCTGTGTTCGCACAGGCCACCCCGGTGGTTCCGCTGCCCATGCAATTGTCAAGAACTGTGTCGCCGCGGTTGGTGTAGGTGAGGATTAAGTATTCCATGAGGGCGACGGGCTTTTGGGTGGGGTGTAGGCCGACTTCTCGATCAAACTCAAGTACGCTGATTGGATTCCTGGTGCCCTCATTCATCGTGTCTGTTCTTGCCGCGATGCTTCCGTAATTGTCGCCGGTATCGTCGCGGCCCGTTCTTTTTTGCTTGTAAGGCTTGCCGGGCTGCATTTGTTTATTGAATGTGGGTTGCTTAGCACTGAACACGATGATGTCTTCATGTCGCATAAGGTGCTGCCGGTTCGCGTTCAGAAAATTGCTTGCTACGTTTTTTTTCCAAACCAAATGTTGCGTAAACCAGTTGGCATTGCTAATAACCAGAGCGCTGGTAAATGGTTGAGCGGCCGTTAGCACTATGGCGCCACGGCAAAGCCGTTTGTACTCGGTCCACAGCCGCTCGAACGGGAGAACCGTATCCCATTTGTTTTGCGTTGTGCCATAAGGCAAGTCGCAAAGCACCATATCAACGCTGCCATCTGGAATTTGGCGCATTAGCTCTAGGCAATCGCCGTGCATTAAGATTGATTCCATGTGCTTTCCTTGGGTAGACTGTTGATAATTTACATTATGGAGTAACTATGCAAACCCCCATCTACAAGCCCCAAGAGGAGCAGGAGCTCATGAGTCTGGTCTGGAGTGACCGGATCAAGGATGACCCATTGGCGTTTGTGATGTATGTATTTCCGTGGGGAGAGAGGGGTACGCCGCTGGAGAGGTTTCGTGGGCCGAGGAAGTGGCAAAGGGAGGTGTTGAATGATTTGAGGGATCACATTCGGGAGAACAGGGCTTTGCAAGAGGCGAAGTTGCCGCACCAGAGTGAGGACGAGATTGGTTATAAGGTGTTGAGGGAGGCGGTGAGTTCTGGGCGGGGGATTGGCAAGTCGGCGTTGGTGTCGTGGGTGGTGATATGGATGTTGTCAACGCGGATTGGGTCTACGACGATCATTTCGGCAAACAGTGAGCCTCAGTTGAGGTCGGTGACGTGGGCGGAGATCACGAAATGGTTGGCGATGGGGATTAACAGTCACTGGTTTGAGATTAGTGCAACGCGGGTGTTGCCGGCGAAGTGGTTAACGGAGTTGGTTGAGAAGGATTTGAAGAAGGGTACGAGGTATTGGGGGATTGAGGGGCGGTTGTGGAGTGCTGAAAACCCGGACGCGTACGCGGGGGTGCACAATTTTGACGGGGTGATGGTGATTTTTGACGAGGCGTCGGGGATTGACGATGCTATTTGGTCGGTGGCGACTGGTTTTTTCACGGAGAACACGCCGAATCGTTTTTGGTTGGCGTTTTCCAACCCGCGCCGGAATGTGGGGTACTTTTTTGAGTGTTTTGGCTCGAAGAGGGACTTTTGGAAGACGAAGGTGATTGATGCGCGGTCGGTGGAGGGTACTGATAAGGCGGTGTATGACCAGATTATTGAGGAGTACGGTGAGGACTCGATCCAGGCGCGGGTGGAGGTGTATGGGGAGTTCCCGGCTGCGGGTGAGGATCAGTTCATTTCGCCGGTGGTTATTGATGAGGCGATGTCGCGCCCCAGGTACAAGGATCAGACGGCGCCGATTGTGATTGGGGTGGATCCGGCGCGTGGGGGGATGGATTCGACGGTGATTGTGGTGAGGCAGGGGCGGGACATTGTGGCGATTCGGAGGTATAAGGGGGACGACACGATGACGACGGTGGGGAATGTGATTGAGGCGATAGAGGAGTACAAGCCTGCGCTGACGGTGATTGATGAGGGCGGGCTGGGGTACGGGATTCTTGACAGGTTGACGGAACAAAGGTACAAGGTAAGAGGGGTTAATTTTGGCTGGAAGGCCAAGAATCCGATCATGTGGGGTAATAAGCGTGCTGAGATGTGGGGTGCGATGAAGGAGTGGTTGAGGACTGCTTCGATACCGCAGGATCGGGCATTGAAGTCTGATTTATTGGGGCCGATGAAGAAGCCGGACTCGTCTGGGACAATTTTCCTTGAGGGCAAGAAGGAGATGAAGGCGAGGGGTTTAGCTAGTCCTGATGCGGCGGATGCGTTGGCGGTTACTTTTGCTTATCCGGTTGCGCATCGGGAGTACAATCCTAAAAACGAGCGTCGGGTTGTGATGCAAGGCGGTGCTGGCGCTTCTAGTTCTTGGATGGGGAGCTGATATGCCGTTAATAAAATCCAAATCTCCAGAGGCTTTTCGCAAGAATGTGAAGGCTGAGGTGGCGGCTGGTAAACCTGTTAAGCAGGCGGTGGCGATTGCGTATTCTGTGAAACGGCAAGCTGCGGATGCCAAAAAGGGCAAAAAATGAGTAAAAAGGATCAGGACATCCTTTCGACGGCGCGGGCTCGCTTGAACATGGCTATTTCCGCGTATTCGGAAAGCCGTGAGGATGAGATAGACGATCTGAAGTTTTTTGCTGGGTCTCCTGACAATCATTGGCAATGGCCTGCTGACGTTTTGGCGACTCGTGGGGCTGTGCAGGGGCAAACGATCAATGCGCGGCCTTGTTTGACGATTAACAAGTTACCGCAGCACGTTCGGCAAGTCACGAACGATCAGCGCCAGAATCGTCCGGCCATCAAGATTATTCCGGTGGACGACAAAGCGGACACCGAGGTGGCGGACATTTATGACGGCCTGATGCGTCATATCGAGTACATTTCGGACGCTGATGTGGCGTATGACACGGCCTGTGAGAATCAGGTGGCGTATGGTGAGGGCTACATCCGAATCTTGACGGAATACTGCGATTCGAACTCGTTTGACCAAGACATCAAGATTGGCCGGGTGAGAAATTCGTTCTCGGTGTACATGGATCCGACGATTCAGGATCCTTGTGGTTCGGATGCCAGTTGGTGTTTTATCACTGAGGACATCCTGAAGGAAGATTACGAACGGATGTTTCCGGACGCAAACCCCATTTCCACGTTGCAGACGTTGGGGGTGGGGGATCAGTCGTTGTCTCAGTGGGTGAATGAGGACACAATTCGGATTGCTGAATATTTCTACGTTGAGCACGAGAAGAAGACCCTGAACCTGTACCCTGGCAATGTTTCCTTGTTTGAAGGTACGCCTGAAGACAAGCAGATGAAGCTGATGGGCATGAAGCCTGTTCGCACCAGGCAGGCGGACGTTAAGAAGGTCAAATGGTGCAAGATCAATGGTTACGAAATTCTTGAAGAGCAGGAATGGGCGGGCAAGTTTATTCCGGTTGTTCGGGTGGTTGGCAACGAGTTTGAGGTTGATGGTCGAATCTATGTGTCTGGCTTGGTGCGCAATGCCAAGGATGCCCAGCGCATGTACAACTACTGGGTCAGCCAAGAGGCTGAGATGCTTGCGTTGGCACCAAAGGCACCGTTCATTGGGTACGGCGGCCAGTTTGAGGGGTATGAGCAGCAGTGGAAGACTGCCAACACGCAGAACTGGCCTTACCTTGAGGTCAACCCTGACGTTACGGACGGTCAAGGTGCAGTCTTGCCCTTACCTCAACGTGCCTTGCCTCCAATGGCCCAGACAGGCCTTATTCAGGCCAAAATGGGCGCTTCGGACGACATCAAGAGCACGACGGGCCAATATGATTCGAGTCTCGGCGCAACCAGCAATGAGCGGTCTGGCCGGGCTATTCTCGCGCGTGAGAAGCAAGGCGATACGGGCACGTATCACTACGTAGACAACCTTGCTCGTGCTGTACGCCACATTGGTCGGCAGATCATTGATATGGCTCCCAAGATCTATGACACGCAGCGTATTGCGCGAATCATTGGCATAGATGGCGAGACCAAGATGGCAAAGATTGATCCTACGCAGCCGGTTCCGGTGCGTAAGATTGAAGATCAGAACGGCATTGTGCTGGAGAAAATCTACAACTTGGGCGTTGGCAAGTATGACGTGTGCGTCACGACTGGCCCAAGTTACATGACCAAGCGCCAAGAGTCTTTGGATGCGATGAGCCAGTTGTTACAGGGCAATCCTCAGTTGTGGGCAGTGGCTGGGGACTTGTTTGTCAAGAACATGGACTGGCCTGGTGCGCAAGAGATGGCGAAGCGGTTTGCCAAGACAATTGATCCTAAGTTGCTGGCTGATGATGACAAGACGCCTGAGTTGCAGGCTGCTGAGCAGCAGATTCAGGCAATGGGGCAGGAGATGGAGCAGATGCACCAGATGCTGAAGAATGTTCAGCAGTCTATGGAGGCTCGTGACATTGCCGTCAAGGAGTTTGACTCTCAGGTGAAGGCATACCAAGCCGAAACGCAGCGGATCAGTGCTGTGCAGGCTGGAATGTCGCCTGAGCAGATTCAGGACATTGTGATGGGTACGATTGCAGCGGCTATGGACACTGGCGATTTGATTGCTGGTGCTCCGCAGATGCGTCAGGAGATGCCTGAAATGATGGAGCAAATGCCACAACAAGGGATGCAAAATGAAGGCATGTGATTTTGTTGGGATGTTATTTTTAGCCCGCGATGTGGCCCATTCTGTGCATTTGAACACCCGCAGCTTTGCCAAGCACATGGCATTGCAGGGGTTCTATGAAGAGATTGTGGGCTTGGCGGATAGTTTTGCTGAAGCCTACCAAGGCAAGCATGGCCTGATGGGGCCTGTTTCCTTGATGTCTGCAAAGAAGACAACCAACATTGTTGAGTTCTTGCAGGATCAGATGGACGAAATTGAGGCGGAGCGGTATAAAGTAGTAGATAAAGACTGCACCGCGTTGCACAATATCATTGACGAGATTGTTGCGCTGTATCTCTCGACTCTCTATAAACTACGCTTCTTGGCGTGAGGTAAAAAATGGAACTTCTTCGACCTTGCATGGATGCGTCGTATGGCGCCAAGAGCGTAGCGTATACGGGCACTGCTGGTACCACGACGACTTGGCCTCCTGGCCCTCAAGGGGTTCTGGTTTGGTGTACCACGGACGCTTATATTCGCGTTGGTAGTGGTGTGACGGCTACGACTGCTGACACGCCTATTCCTGCTGGAACTCCGATTCCGTTCAACGTGCCTAATCCTGCATCTGGCGTAAGTGGCACGGGGGCCCCTTGGGTTGTGAGCGCCGTCCAGGTTTCGGCAGGCGGCACCTTGTACGCCAAACCAATCAATATCCGATGAGCTGGGGAGTTGCTCTCAGAAACGCCGTCGGGCTGGGGCTTGGCGGGATACCGTCTTTGCTGAACGCTCCGCCTTACGCATCGTTAAAGCTGAATTTTACTGAAGTGAATGCGCTTGATCCGCGCATTACGTTTACACGGGCAAGCGGCGCAACGTACTTCAACAGCGCTGGCGTTCTGAGCACCGCGGCAAACAATGAAGCAAGGTTCGACTACGACCCCGTAACGCTGGCTGCTCGTGGGCTGCTGATTGAGGAGCAGCGGACGAACAGCATTCGTAACAATACGATGCAGGGTGCTGTGGTCGGTGCGCCTGGGACGCTGCCGACTAATTGGAGCGCTTCTTTAGCTGGGGGACTCTCAAGGGAAGTTTTTGCTGTAGGCCAAGTG